TTCAAGGCGCGGGTCGTTCGTTGAGTGCGCCCGGCTTTGATCATGCGCTGACGCTGCGGTCGCCGACTGCCGCCGTGACGGACAGCGAAGGCCGCACGACGTATCAGTACGTGACGACGCAGTTTATGGGCCGCGTGGCGATGTTAAACTTCGCCGAGCATGAACGTGCGGCCGTTGCGTCGCAGCAGTACGACGCGGTCGTGCTGGTCCCGCACGGTGTGACCGTGCCGCTCGGCGCGCAGATGTTCGTTGAAGACATCGACCCGCTGCTTGACGGCACTTACGAAGTGGCGTCCGTCCGATACACGGTGCCGCATCAGCGCGTGTTCTGCCGTAGGTGGGCGTAATGGCAAAGAAAGCGAAAGCAGAAGGCGACGACTTGTCGCAAGCATCGGACCGGCTTGCTGCCGTTGTGCGTGCCGTGTACGACGAAGCCGAGAACAAGCGGCCAGTGCTCAAGGCCATCGGCGTAGGAGTGCAGCGCACGATGCGCGACCTGATGAAGAACAGTCCTCGGAGCGGGAACGTCTACTCGCGTGGCGTCACGGTAAGCCACAAGGCGTCAGGGCCGGGCGAGCCGCCCGCACCAGACACCAGCAACTTGCGCCGTTCAGTTATGTACGGCGTTGGCGACGACTACGTGGACGTAGGAGCCAACGCTGAATACGCGCCATATCTGGAGTTTGGCACTCGGCACATGAGCGCGCGTCCGTTCTTGCGTCCCGCCATCGACCAATCGGTCGACGCCATCAGCAAAGAGTTCCAGAAGCACTTTGAGCGTGAAGCGGCGAAGGCGGCAAAGAAGGCAGAGGCAGCTAAGACTCCGAAAGGCAAGAAGTGACGGTCACTGCGCACTTGAAAGACGCCGTAGATGCGCTCGTCGGCGACCGGGTGTATCGGGACGAGGCGCCCGAGTTCCCTGACGGCGGTCCCACGTTGCCGTTCATCACGATCCAGCCTGACCTCTCGCGCTCGGCTGGCCTCTCCGGCGACGGCCGTACGGTCGCTACTTCGGAGTTGTTCCAGGTCGATCTGTGGCAGGCGCAAGACGCCGAGGACGACAACCTCATCGGAGCAGTCATTGACGCGCTCGACTCCGTGCAGCTGCCCGCCCCACACGTCCGTGCCCGTGTGAACAGCACGGTCAGGCTGGTGGAGCCAGGCGGCATCATCCACTACGCCGTCACCGTCCGTACCGTGTCCATCGCTTAGACTGCCTGCCAGAATCCCGTTCACCGGAGGACCAAGACATGGCCATCAATCACAACTCCGTCGTCTTCGACGTGACCGACTTCAAGGTGTACCCGCTGGTCTCCGACTCGGGTCAGGCGTCGCCGACGTACAACACCGGCATCGACGTGCCGGGCATCGCCAGCGTCTCGCTGTCGCCCGAGTACGTCAGCGCCACCCTCAAGGGCGACGCGAAAGTCATCGCTACCAAGGCGCGCATCGACTCGTTCACGATGTCGGCGCAGTACGGCCGCGTCGACCTCGACGTAATGAAGACGATCATGGGCGGTACGGTCACCGACGCCGGAAGCGGCACGACCGAGACGGCCACTTATGGCGTCACGGGCGGGCAACAGGCTCCGTACTTCAAGGTCGCCGCCATGATCGACGACACCGAACTCAGCGGCGGTGCCATCGTCATCGTCGCCTACAAGTGCATGCTGAGCGCGGCAACCGTGCTGGACCAGTCGTCCGAGTCGTTCGGTCAGCCGACGATGGATATCACGGCCATCCAGCCGTTGCACACCGACACGAACATGGTCGAGGTCATCTTCTACGAGACGGCTCCGACGCTGTAGCCGCAGACTCAGGGCAGGGGAGAAACACACGATGGCAGACACGCCGACCGTTGCGTTGCGCGGTAAGACGGTCACGATCCCGCTACGCACGTCCGCTACCGACGAAACGGTCAGGGACGTGCCGTTGCTGTTCACGGCGAACTCGCTATGCGAGATCGAAGAAACGTGGGGCAACATCGACGCCTGGTCGAAGGCGTTGGAGACGAAGCCGTTCACGACGTTGCGTGCCACGCTGTCGATCGCCACCGGGATGCCCGCCGAGGAAGTCGGCGCGTGCATGATCGTGGAGCGTCTCGACGTATACGGCGCCGGTATCGGTGCCGCGTTCGCGATTGCGAACGGCGTGGACCCTACGCAGGCGATGGCGGCAAGCACGCAGAGGATGGCCGAAGCGCAGGAAGCGCGAGCCGTCGTCGCCGAGGCGCTAGAGACGACGACCGCTACGACTGGCACGGATGGTTCCGAGCCTGGTGCAGCGCAGGTCGTGGCGTTGACGAGTTCTGGCGACTGACTCCAGCGCAGATCGTCGCCGTGCTGGAAGCAGTCGGAGCGATCCGCAAGACCGGCGGCGCACGCGAGTTGCTGTCCATCATGGGCAACCGTCCGGGCGTAGGCGTCAAGACGGTGCAGGGCGAGCCAGTAATCTAGGCGGCTAGACGGCCGAACGAGGAGTGACGTGTGGCTGGATCTGTGTCGCTGCCTGATCTCGTTCAACGCATTCAGATTGACACGTCGAGTGTCGGCGGTTCGCTAGAGAGCCTGAAGAAGTTTGGGACTTCGGCGGCTGGCGTCGCTACGGCTGGCGTGGCTATCGGCGTCGCGGTCGCTGGCGGGCTTTACAAGGTCGGTGAAGCGTTCGACGGCGCCTACGACAAGATCCGAGTCGGCACGGGTGCAACCGGCAGTCAACTTGAGAGTCTGAAAGGCTCGTTCAAGAGCGTGGTGCAGGAGGTGCCTGCGTCGTTTGACGATGCGAGCACCGCCATTGCCGACATCAACACACGCCTCGGCTTGACCGGCGCACCGTTGGAGTCGCTGTCCGCGCAGTTCTTGGAACTGTCTCGCATTACCGGTACTGACGTATCCGGCAACATCGAAGCAGTTACTGGACTGTTCAATAACTTTGGCATCTCGGCCGAAGATCAAGGGCCGCGACTTGATCAACTATTCCGAGCGTCGCAAGCGACCGGCATCAGCGTGCAAGACCTGGCGAGCAAGATGTCGTCGGGCGGTGTGGCGTTGCGTGCGGTCGGCATGGACTTTGAGCAGTCGGCGGCGCTGATCGCCGGGCTGAGTAAGGCAGGCCTCGACGCTAGTGACGTGATGCCCGCGCTGAACAAGTCGCTGGCTGCCGCAGCCAGGGAAGGCAAGAGCGCCAACGAAGTCTTCAACGACACGATGACACGCATCAAGGGTGCAGGCAGCGAAGCCGAAGCGAGCGCCATTGCTATGGAGACGTTCGGCGCGAAAGGCGGGCCGAAACTGGCGGCGCTGATTCGTGAGGGCAAGTTGTCAATGGACGACCTCGTCAACACGATCGCAAACGGCACCGACACAGTTCGCGGCGCTGGCGAAGACACAGCCGACTTCGGCGAGAAGTGGCAGATGATCAAGAACAAGGTGCTGGTCGCCTTGGAGCCGATCGCTATGCGGGTGTTTGACGGCATCGGGCAAGCGATGGACAAGTTGCCTGGCATTCTTGACGCCATCGGCGGCGCGTTTGAGCCGCTGCGTCCTATCTTCAGCTTCATCGGAGACAACATCGTGCCGATCCTGGGCGCCATCGGTGTTGCACTCGCAGCCGTTGCTGGCCCGGCAATCATCGGCGCGATCGGTTCGCTTGGCGGCGTATTCGCCGCCATTGGCGGCACGCTCGCTGCGTTGTTCTCGCCCGTCGTGCTCATCGTCGGCGCTATCGCCGCGCTCGTCGCCGGTCTGATTTACGCCTACCAACACTTTGAGGGTTTCCGCAACGTGGTTGACAGCGTGATCGGGTTCATCGTTGACACGATCTGGCCTGCAATCAAGCAGTTTGCCTCGTGGCTGATGGACGGCCTTGGCGTTGCGGTAAAGGCCATCGGCGAAGTCATCAGCGACGTATGGAAGTCGATCTCCGACTGGACGAAAGAACACTGGCCGCAGATTCAAGAGGCGGTCACGCACGTCTGGAATGTCATTTCGACAGTCGTAAGCACGTACATCACGATCATCATGACCGTTATCAAGATCGGGTTCGAGATCATCAAGACCATCGTGACGACGGTCCTCGACTTCATCCAGTCGTTCTGGTCCGAGTGGGGCGACACAATCATGACCGTCGTGTCTGCGATATGGGACTCCATCCGCGCCTACATTGAAATGGTCATCAACATCATTAGCGGCATCATCGAGTTCGTCCTCGCGATTATCAACGGCGACTGGGGCGCTGCTTGGGAGGCGATCAAAGGCATCCTCGTCGCCGTCTGGGACTTCATGAAAGCGGCGCTAGTTGCGGCCTGGGACATCATCAAGGCGCTGTTCTCGGCTGCTATCGACTTCGTCAAGTCGTTGTGGGAGAACGGCTGGGAATACATCAAGACGGCGCTCGGACTGGTGTGGGATGGCATCAAGGCGCTGGTAGGCCTCGCGATTGACTGGGTGAAGGAGCAGATCTCTAACTGGCTGGAGGCTCTCAAGTTCTTGTGGGACAACAAGTGGGAGCTCATCAAGCTTGGCTTGCAAGCCATATGGGACGGCATCAAGTCGCTCGTAGGGTTGGCCATCGACTTCGTGAAGGGCATCATCTCCGCAGCGCTTGACACCATCAAAGCGATTTGGGACGGCGCATGGGACACGATCAAGAACGCTGCCTCAAACGCATGGAATGCCATCAAGGACGGCGTTACTAACGGAATCAACGCGGTCATTGACATCATCCGAGGGTTGCCAGGCCGCATCCGCGACTTTGTCGGCGATGTACTGAGTGCAGGCGCGGCCGTTGGTGGTGCGCTTCTTGACGGCGTGAAGAACGCGATTACGGGTGCGGTCGGTCTTGCTGGCGACTTAGCAAACGGAATCGTGAACGCCGTAAAGAGCGCGTGGAACGCGGTCGCAGACATGATCAACGGGTTCGTGCCCGACGAGATCGGCTGGGGTCGGTTCTCACTTGACCTACCGGATAACCCGATCCCGAAGTTCTATGCGCGAGGCGGCATCGTTACGCAGGCCACGCAAGCCATCGTCGGTGAGGCCGGGCCGGAAGCAATCATCCCGCTTACCGACCTGCGCCGCGCACGCGCAGTCATGCGGCAGGCGGGCGTCGGGGACCTCCTCGGCGGGCCGGGCGACACGACGACGAACTACACGGTGAACGTCTACCCGGCGCAAGCGACCGTGGACGAGGCGTACCTGGAGCGGCTGCTGCGCCGCCGGGAGGTGTTGGCTCGATGAGCGACTACACGGTGACGTTCACGAACGCGAACGGCATCACGATCAACTTTGACGACGTGAACGCCGGGCACGCTCTGCTCGGTCCCGTTATCGACACGCATATGCCGGGGGTGCAGCACACGTCTAAGCCTGCGTTCGGAGAGCAGGGCGCAGTCCGCATCCATACCCGCATTGAAACGCGAGAAGTGACTGTGCCAGTCGCCGTGTTTGGCGTGCAGGGCACGACGTTCCATTCGCGGATGCGGACCATCGCTTCGATCCTTGACCCGACTATCGGCGACGGCACCCTCACCGTGGAGCGTAACGGCCTAGGCCGGTCGTTGACGTGCCGGTTCCAAGACGGTTTCGGCGGCGAACTACACCCGAACGACAGCGGCCCGACCGACTGGTGGCAAGGCGCAATCACGTTCGTAGCGTTCGACCCGTACTGGCTTGACTCCGACTGGAACGAAACCGAGTTCCGAGCCGCAAGTAACACGGCTTTCTTTACGCAGCCGTTCTTGCCGCTCGACCGCCTGAACGTCGGCAGCACGTTCGCGAACCTCACCGTGTCGGTCGCTGGTGACGCGCCGACGTGGCCGCTATGGACCGTGACTGGCCCGGCAACGAACCCGGCGATTACCGACTTGACGACCGGCAAGAAGTTGAACTTCTCCGATTCCGGCGGGATGACTCTTGCAGACAGCACAGAGACGCTGGTCGTTGACACGTCGCCGGGCGTCAAGACAGCGACGCGCCATTACGGCGGCACGGCTTACAACGTGTTCAGCTCATTGACGAGCGACTCGTCGTTGTTCTCGCTTACGCCAGGCAATCACACCATCCGTTTCGCCGCAACGTCTCCAGCAGGCACGACCGGCCTGCTCATCCGTTACAAGCAGCGATACTTGGCTCCATGAAACGCACCGGCTACGTCGAAACGACAGGCGCTAGCGAAAGTTACGCCTGGGCAGCGACCAACGTCGATGCTGCCACTAGCCAGATCGACATTGCGGTACGGGTCGCGTTCAACGACTGGACGGCAGGCGTCATTCAAGCCATCGCCGCGCAATGGGACACGACGACTGGAGAGCGTTGGCTCTTTCGCATGAACGGATCGAACCGGTTGCAGTTGTACCTGTGGGATACGGCGGCTCGGTTCGTGACGGCGTCGGTGGCGTTGCCTGCATGGACGGACGGGACGCCGCACTGGCTGCGCGTCACATGGGAAACGACGGGCAACGCCTGCACGTTCTATACCTGCCCGTCTGAAGACGGCGAAACGTGGGTGCCGTTAGCCGCAGCGCAGACGCTAACGGCAGACAACATTCAGACGGGCAAGACCTCTCGGGTGACGATTGGCGCACGGGACGACAGCGGCACCTTTGAGATGCTCGCCGGGCGCGTCTATGCGCTGCAAGTACGTGACACTATCGGCGGCAGCCTGCTCGTAGATGTCAACTTCGGGGACGATGCCTGGACTTCGGGCGACACGACCGGCCGTGATCGCCTCGGCGTTACGTGGACGATCAGCGACTTAGCGTACCTGTCCGCATCGTCGCCATACCCGGTCGATGAAGTCGACCGGTGGACGGTGTACGCCCGCCGTGCAGTCGGTACCGGCAAAGGCTTGAGACCGCCGTTTTTGCGCATGGCGCAGATCACACAATGGGATACGTTTGAGTTCCGGCTGCGCTTCAACGACATTGGCACGTGGTCGATGTCGTTGCCGTACGACAACCCGGCAGTCAAGTGGTTGACGTTAGACGGCGGCGGCATCACCGTGCAGTATGACGAACAGACTGTGTTCTCCGGCAACGTGGCGCAATGGGAACACGAATGGTCGAGCACCGATAACTCGCTGACAGTTTCAGGCACGACCGACGAGGATTTCCTCGCGTGGCGTATGGCGCACATGGAGCCGACGACGTATGCCGAAGCGTCGCCCGGCCTAGAACAGTTGACGCAATACAGCACGCATGCGTACGACGTGAAGACCGGCAAGGCCGAAGACGTGCTGATCTACTACGTCAGCTACAACGTCGGCCCGTCGGCGCTCGCCGAACGTCGGCTAGTTGGCGAGAACCCGCAATCGCTATCACGCGGCAACACGGTGACAGGTCGAGCGCGGATGCAGCCGCTGCTTGAGATCCTTCAAGAGTTGGCGCACGCCGGCGGCGACCTCGGCTTCCGCATGTACGTGCCGGGCAATAACGCGTCGCCAGTGTTTGAG